AGTTAATATCGAGTATTTTCTACTTGAAAAACTTGATATTGCTTGAATTTACTGTATCTTTGTATCAATCAAACGCACAAATATATAAAGTTTGACTGAATAAGCAAAAAAAATAATTTACCTAATTGAAGCGAAAATGGAAAATCGGAAATTCAACTTGAGCAAAATAATGAAAGAGGCACATCTTCTATACGCTTGCATACGTGAGAGAGGAGTATCGTTTGCGGAATGTTTGAGACGGATTTGGGTTCAGGCAAAACAGAGGAGTGATTATAGAATATTTGAAAGAAGAGTTTCGGAGGTAAGGAGATTGACGGTAGAGGAAGAGGCGAGAGCATACGGGTATGGATTAGGTTCAGGAACATGGTGCGGAGATTAACGCTCCGCCGATCTACTGACTGCTAAAGACAGGCATCCGTGAGCGAGACACGGGTAGATAGCAAAAAATGAAATTCCGCAAGTGCGTTTACCTGCAAAGGGGCAACTCTTCAAAAAATACATAGCAGACGCGAGCTAATCGGCTACAGGCAGTAACCACCGAAGCAGGGTAATGAAATACCATATCACGAGGCTAAAGCGGAATAACGAAAAAAGCCCGTCACGTCACGATACGTGGTACAATCCGTAAAAGGTATGGCGGGCACTGATTTTTAAATACATATTATATTATGGATGATATTATGAAAATGTCTTTGGAGGAACTACGAAGAGAGTACCTCCAGCTGAAAAGTAAGCTCGAAGAGACGGAGAAAAACAAATCGTGCTTCTATGAGATGTACGAGAGGGAGAAAAACAAATTTGCAGCGTTTAAGGATGCTGTGAAAAGTATCGTAGTATTAATAGAATAGGAGGAGAAATGGAAGAAGTAGTAAAGCGAAGAAGATTGTCTCCGGTTCTTGCTAATATGCATGTAGGGGATAAAGAAGAGTTTCCGGTTGAGCAGTATTCTTCAATAGCGTTGACTATACAACGTCTACAGACAAGAATGGCACGATCGGGAGCAAAGTGGTCACAGAAGAAAGACGGTCTTTCGATCATCGTTGAACGGACTGCGTGATGAATACTTTATCACCTGCTGAATGGCGAGTTGCTGAGGAGTACTGCAAGGGGCTTGCCGATAAGGAAGTGGCCGATAAATTATGTCGGTCTATTTGGACGACGAAATCACAGAAGAAGACAATCTACAAGAAGCTCGGTATATCGAATAGTACCGAGCTTCTTTTGTATATGATCTGTGAGAAAACAAAGAGAGACTTCGATTTAAAGGAGATTCGCAAACATGGTATTGAGGTACTGTTTAGCATGTTGTTTATCGTGATGCAGGTGACGTGTCATAACGTTGAGATGCGTCGAACACGTGGTAAGCTACAGGCAAGGACTTCACTCAGAGGCTCTTTTAGAGGGGGAGGTAAACGGAACAATGATTTTGATTTAACGACATTGATATGATTTATACAAAGAATAATGAATTGCGTACGACGATATTCGACGATGGCACTGTTGAAGCGAAGCTTCACGAGATATTAATTGTGATGAACAACAAAACGTTTGGCCAGCGTGAAGCGGCTGACATTGTTGGAGGCAGGGGCCGACTGTTTAGGTTGGTTGGTGAAGGAAAGATACGGGCGGAGAAACCGACGAAGGTACAGAACGGTAAGTGGTTTTGTAACGCATCTGATGTATTACGCTACGCTAGACGTAGTTATCGTAAAAAGAGAACAACGAAAAAGAAAAATAATGAGAAAGATAATATTCAACGTGCTAGCGCTTAATCTATTAGCGTTGCCGTGTTTGCTGATGTTCAACGGTGAGAATCCGTTAACCGGCGAATGGAATTGGTGGATAAACGTGATAGGACTTGCATATTCTGTGTGGTTCTATCGGTGCGTGTTGAAGCCAATATTTGAGCCCATGATGTGAATCACGGCATGTGTGTTTTTTCATATTTAGTTAAGTTAGGTTTAAAGTCCTGCATCAAGCGTGATGCAGGCAAAACGGGTGGCTAGTCAATGGATAGACACGGGATTGTTTCTCCCGAGATAGCGGTTCGATTCCGCTGCCACTCACAATGGCGATGTTGCCAGAATTAGAAATGCCGCACAAAAGGAGTGCGTATCAGTGAAAGCCTGATTTAGAGTTTTACTGTTTTGTCAGACACCTCTTTAAAAAAGGGGGCTTGTATAAAGTCCTACGTCAAGCGTGGCGTAGGCAAAATTTGGAGAAGTGGCGGAATTGAGGCAGACGCAGGCTATTAAAGTTAACTCGTACTGTATCGTTGCAAAGATATGGTTTTAACGGGGGCACAGACGCTTTCTTTTGATAGTCTAAATACTAGTTAAATGCAGGTTCGAATCCTGCCTTCTCCACGAGATTAATTCATTTATTTATTAACCCACAAAAAAAAGTTATTATGGGACTTATTAAAAAAGCTTCCGAGCTGACGGTAAAGAGTACAATATCAGCATTGATTTACGGACAGCCGGGTATTGGAAAAACAACGCTTGCTTTGTCTGCACCGAATGCGGTGTTGTTTGATTACGATGGTGGTGTACATCGTGTAAACGCTGCACATCGGGGTGCAACGGTGGAGATTAATTCATGGGATGATACAAGCGCGGTTCTTGCATCGGAGGAGATAAAGGAATTCGATACGATCGTGATCGATACGGCCGGAAAGATGCTCGACTTTATGAGCGCTGATATTATTGCACGCTCGAAGAATAAAACGCCTGGGAGAAAATTGGCGTTGAATGAATACGGTGAGCGTAAGGCGATGTTCATCTCTTTTTTGAAGGCTGTCTCTATGATGGGAAAGAACGTTGTGTTTGTTGCACACGAACGGGAGGAGAAGAACGGAGAGGAGAAACAGATCAGACCGGAGATCGGTGGATCATCTGCCGGTGACTTGATTAAGGAGCTGGATCTTGTTGGTTACATGGAGGCGATTGGGAAGGAGAAAACAATCTCTTTCGATCCGTGCGAGAAGTTCTACGGAAAGAACACGTGCAACTTACCGTCGATTATCAAGGTGCCGGTTATCATTGATGCGAATGGTAATATCACGGGACGTAACACGTTTATGAGTGATATTATTGCAAAGTATAAAGAGTATCAGGCCAGACAAACCGAACTGTCGGGAGATTACGATGCGTTGATGGATGTGATTAAGGAGAACGTTGAGATGGTCACCGATGAAGTTTCGGCTAACGATGCGGCGGAACGAATAGCGGCCTTTGAACATATCTTTGATTCAAAGGTGAGAGCGGGAATGTTGCTGAACGAGAAGTGCCGGAAGCTGGGATTGAGGTTTAATAAATTAGCAAAGAAGTATGAGCGAGCAGCGTAAATACAGATTCTACCCGAGTTTGCTTGATAAGTTCGAGCGTTACCTGCGGGCGGATGAACAGGTAGAGAGTCCGTATAATATTGATAATGAAACCGGAGAGTATAAACGCTCTCCGGAGGAGATCGAAGCGGAGCTTAAACAAGAACTGTTGGATTCGATTAATCGACTTCCGTTTGAAAGCGAAGCGGCGGATAAGGGAACGGCATTCAATACGATTGTTGATTGCTATATAAGCGGTAGACCTCATATTCCGGATGAACGGAACAACTTCACGATAACCGGTGATCAGGAGACGAATATCATATTGGCGAAGTTTCCAAAATGGCATTTTTGTTTTGATCGCAAATGGTGTATTGAGCAGGCGGAGTATTTCAGAGGTGCCGTATCGCAGTTGTTTGTTTCGGCAGTTCTCCCGACGCAGTTTGGTAATGTTGAACTCTACGGGTTTATTGATGAACTGATCCGTGATACGGTATACGATATTAAGACTACGAGCCGTTACGAGTTCGGAAAGTACGAACATGGTTGGCAAAGGCACGTGTACCCGTATTGCTTGATTGCATCGGGAATGATGAAACAGGTTAAGGCGTTTGAGTTTACTGCTTATGCTTTAAAGGGTGGTACGAGTAGAACGCCGCTTATAAGTGGAACGAGATACCCGGAGTACTACACGTATAATCATGGACGGAGCACGGATATGCTGGTGAATCATTGCGAGGCTTTTATTCAGTTCCTCGAGGCTAACAGGGAGTCGATAACGGATAAGAAGATATTTGCGGAGGAGACGACATGAGTCAGGAAGCTATTCTAACGAAGAAAGACGGAGAGGTAGAACTATCAAAGTCATTAGAGTTTATGTGTTCCCAGCTGAGGAATGGGCGTTACTGGTTGAGGATTGAACGTTATGTGGAACAACGTACTATTTCACAGAATGCATTGATGTGGTTATGGTTTACGTGCATAGAGCGTGAAACGGGAACGGATAAACAGGATGTGCATGATTACTACTGTATGCTCTTTCTTCGTAGAACGGCTCGGATTAACGGAGTTGAGGTGGAGATTGCCGGAAGTACTTCCAAACTAAACACGTTGCAAATGACTGACTTTATGAATAAAGTCAAGGCGGATGCGGCTACGGAACTAGGCATTACGCTCCCTCTTCCGGAAGATAGATATTATAGTGAGTTTATTGCGGAATATAAATTTAGGAGATAAAAGTGTATGAAGATTATAAAAGCAAAGATTACGAAGGACAATACGTTGATTGCAACGTACGTCAATGAGAACGGTGACACGGTTATCATAGAGGGGAAGAACATTGTACACAAGGATTTGACGGCATCCTTCTGTGCGTTGATTCCTCACCTTGCTTTCCTCTGTGAACAAAAGGAGGCGGATGGGAAGAAGTTCCTCGTTGACCTGCCCGATGAGGTGTTTACGAAGATGGAAGTCTCTGGGTATTCGATCGGAGGTAGTGATGATAACGAAGGCGTTACGCTGACGGGTAAACGCTTCCTGATGAGCAAGAAGGTGCTTAACCTCAACGCTCCGTTTACGATGTTCAACAACGAGAATGAAACCTATGAACATGCGTATGATTTGTACGAGTGTGTAGAGCGATGTAGCTACGAGGCCGAACAGTATTTGTTTGAGAAGAAATGGGCCGTTGTTCAACAGGAACTACCGTTTAGTGAGGAACGGGAAGATATGCCGTTTGAGGTGACACCGGAGTCGATTGCAGCTTTGGAGAGCTTTGAAAACATTACGGCAGAGATTCCGGCAAAGAAGACTAGAAAGAAAAAAGAAATAGCAGCTTAACGAACGTGATATGACAGCACCTTTACTTGTTACACGCACACCGAATTACTATAAGATTCAGTTTGCGTATCATCCGATGCTCCTGGAATGCATGAAGCGCATACCGTCTAAGGAGTGGGTGCATGATGAGAAATACTGGAAGGTGAGCATTAGCGATTACGATTACGTGAATAAATTCTCGAAGTGGGCTATATCAAAAGGGTACTGTTCCCGTCTTCAGTACAAAGAACAAAAGGAAGAGGATAAGAATTACGCGATACCCGAAATGCCCCGTTTGACGGTTGAACATGGTTTGAAGCTGGAGCCGTATGATTATCAGAAGCAGGGTATTGCTTATGCGCTACAACATAAGCGATGTATCTTAGGGGATCAACCCGGTTTGGGCAAAACATTGCAGGCAATAGGCACGGTCACGATAGCAAAATCGTATCCGTGCCTTGTTGTTTGTCCGGCATCGTTGAAGATCAATTGGCAACGTGAGTTTCATAAATTCGCAGGGAAGCAGGCTCTTATACTTGATGATCGGAATAAGAACACGTGGCAACGCTTTTATGAAACGGGATGCTGTGATATATTCATTGTTAATTACGAATCGTTGAAGAAGTTCTTTGTTCGTGGTATTAAGGACACGGCACGGTTTACGATGAAGTCGATAGATTTTGATCCACGCATTGACTTGTTTAAGTCTGTGATTTATGACGAGTCGCACAAGCTTAAATCATCCAAGACACAGCAGAGCAAGTTCTGTGAAGGCATTGCAAAGGGAAAGGACTTCGTACTTGAGCTAACCGGAACACCTGTTGTGAATGATAACACGGACTTGATACAACAGCTTCGTATCATGGAGCGGTTGGAGGACTTTGGCGGATATACGCACTTTGTTGAGAAGTACTGCTCCGGTCCAAAGAAGGCCTCTAATATGAAGGAACTGAATTGGCGACTTTGGCAGACGTGTTTCTTTAGAAGAGAGAAAAGCAAGGTGTTGACGCAGCTTCCGGATAAGACACGGCAGTACTTGACGCTTGACATCACGACACGAAGCGAGTATCAAAAGGCGGAAGCCGATCTGATTAATTATCTGCGTAATTTCAAGAATGCGGATGATGAAAGGATAGCGCGTGCGATGCGCGGGGAGGTGATGGTAAAGATGGGTATTCTTAAAGCTATCTCTGCTCGCGGGAAGATTAAAGCGGCTGCCGATTTTATTCACGATGTGATTGATGGAGGTGAGAAGTTAATCGTCTTCGCTTTCCTGAAGGAAGTTGTGATGGAGCTTAAAAAGCTTTTCCCCGATGCGGTGACTGTTACGGGGGATGATAACATGGTGCAAAAGCAACGGTCGGTTGATGCGTTCCAAAACGATCCGAAGTGTCGGCTTATCATCCTGAACTATAAATCGGGAGGAACGGGGCTAACGCTTACGGCCAGCTCACGTGTTGCGTTCGTTGAGTTTCCATGGACGTTTAGTGATTGTGAACAGGCAGAGGACAGGGCGCATCGAAACGGACAGAAGAACAACGTTAACTGTTATTACTTTCTAGGTAAAGATACGATTGATGAATATATGTATCAGGTTATTCAGACGAAGAAAGACATTGCTAACGGTGTTACCGGTACGGATGATCAGGTACAGGAGGATATTATTCAAATGACTATGGATTTATTTAGCAAGAGATTACAATGAAAGGATCTAGTGAAAGCCAGATACAACACGGGTGTATTACTTGGTTCAGGGCTCAATATCCTACTTTGTCACGCTTACTGTTTGCCGTGCCCAACGGTGGTAAGCGTGACAGGAGGACGGGAGCACAGATGAAATACGAAGGTTGTATGCGTGGTGTGGCGGACTTGATCTTGCTGGTGCCGATGAAAGGATATGCTTCACTCTGTATTGAGATGAAAACACCGAAAGGGAAGCAGAGCGAGGAGCAAATCATTTGGCAGGCGCTGGCGGAGAAAGCCCGAAATAAATATGTTGTGTGTCGCTCCTTAGAGGAGTTTATGAACGAAGTTAATTCCTATTTAAAATGAATTACATAGAACTAATCAATAAATTCTGGTCAGTGAGGCGTATTAGACCGATGACAAGTTACGAGGCTGATTTTTATTTCTATCTGCTGAAAGAATGTAACTCGAGAAACTGGACTAATCCGTTCGAATTGCCGTCGAGGAATGTAGAGCTTGAGCTAGGCATTTCACGCAAAACAATTTGTGACCTGCGCAACAAACTCCAGCAGAAAGGATTGATTTCTTTTAGAGAAGGACAAAAACGAGCTAGTGGAGCTTTTTATTTCATTCTTTATGTTTCTGACGGTAACAAAAATGGTAACGAAAGTGGTAACATAAACGGTAACGTAAATGGTAACGAAAACGGTAACCCTTTATATAAACAGAAACATAAACATAAGAATATAGAGAATAACTCTAGCGAGTTATTTGCGCAAAACGATGTGAAACCTAAAAAGTCAGTTCGCACTAAAAAAGAATTTGTTCCGCCGACGTTTGAAGAAGTTAGCGCGTATTTTGAAAACAAGATGCCGGACTGGAGGAAACAAGCTGAAATATTCTATAATCACTTCACGAGTCTGGGATGGCGTACGGCTTCCGGAGTGAGAATAGAACGCTGGGATAGTAGGGCGAACAATTGGATCATGAAAGAAAAAGAAAATAGCGATGGAAAAAATCGGAAGCCTAGTAAGGCAGATAAAGCAAGAGAGCTGCTCGACGAGTTCGCTGCAGTTACAGCGGGAAGAGAGGATAACTTCGTTGAGCCGGTCTTACCCGAACTTTGAAAAGTTATCGTTAGCGTTTAGTCCGGCTGTGCAACCGCTGTTACTCTCGGACGTCAACAAGGCGTATAGCGACAGGGGACCATCAATTGGCGAGATATCCCAGATTTACGGTTACGAAGCAGCTACGCTGTGGGTAAAGGTTCAGATACTAAGTCTGGACTTTGTTTCGTCGACAAAAGAGGATGCTGACGGGCTAGCTGTTACGGAGTTTGCAAAGCATGTTGTCAGGCGTTACCCCTACATCCGTCTCACGGAATTCATGTTGTTTATCGCTCGTTTCAAGGTTGGGCAGTATGGCCGGTTCTACGGTTATTTTGATCCGCTCACGATCGGTGATGTGTTCCGTGATAAATTCCTTCGGGAGAGAAGTTACGAACAGGAGAGGGCAGAGGCAGCACGAAAAGCGGAGTTATCGGCTCGCAGAGAGTTTATCCCGCCAAAAGGTTATACTTCCCTCACTTGGGTGCAAGAGTTGCGTAGAAGGGCGGCAAACGGTGATAAGGAAGCTGCCGAGTTATTGAAGCCACCAGTTGGATGAGAGCTTATGAAAGATATTAGATTTAGATTGTCGTTGACCGTGATCGCTATAGTGATTGCGGTTTTTTGGTTTTTAGTGTATTACGTAATCGATTGGATAAGATGGAAGATATTGTAATTGTAAAAGTTGAGTTAAAGCGTGGTGATAAGTTGATGGATGTGATAAAGGATCCTATCACCACAAACGATATTGAGAAGACTAGAAAAGAACTGCACGGTGTGTGTCAGTGTGACAGGATTTTATTCACCTATAATTCAAAATGATCATTGAAAAGACAATTAACCCAATAAAGTTATATCTGAACCTGATTCTAGCATGCTGCTAATGTGCAGCATGCCTAATGTTATATTTTGATTTATGATGCTTCTACTGTTTATTCGATCTACCTTCCCGTTCAATCATCATAGCTGAAAGGTCTATAGATAAATAAGTATACAATAATTATTT